TTACGGGTAATTCGTATGCCTACGGTATCAAGTTAGAGAATGGACCGAACGCAGGTAAGATTCAGGAGATGTTCGTCATGCCATCGCAATGGACGGAAATCGTAACAGGCGGACCGCTTCAACCCGTTAAAGGTTACCGCGTGATTATCGGTGAGCAAGGTATTGAGTTCGAACCCGATGAGGTGTGTCACGATAAGTTCCCGAATTACGACTATGACTGGGGGCAAGACCTTTACGGTATGTCACCGATCCGAGCCGCAGCGAGAGTGGTGGCGAAAAGTAACGAGGCGTATTTGGCCAGTCAAAAATCGTTCGAGAACATGGGAGCGATTGGAATTGTGTCGAGCGATGAAAGCCCGAACAGTACAAGCGAGTTCACAGAGGAACAAGCGCGAGGAATTGAGCGCAGTTGGTCGAAGAAATATGCAGGAGCGAATAAGCGCGGTAAGTTAGCGTTCACATCGGCACGGGTTAAGTTTATCGACATGGGGTTAAGCCCAGTTGATTTGGGTATCATTGACGATCAGCGTTGGAATCTACAAGATATCTGCCGAGTATATCACGTGCCTTCCATTATGTTCAGCGACAACGACAGTTCGACTTATAACAACTACGACACGGCACGGAGAGTATTCTTCAATAACGCGGTGCAACCGCTTGTCAACGGTTGGTTGGAAGAGTTCAACCGATGGATAGGCGATGCGTATGGGGTCAAAGTCGAGATGGACTGGAGCAAAATACCTGAACTACAAAAGGATCTTAAACTCCAAGCCGAGACGTTCAAAATCGCAGTCGATTTGGGAGCGATGAGTTTGGCGGAGTTTAGAGAGAAGATTGGGCTACCCGAAGTAACCGATGAAGATTTGAACCGATACTTTATGAACGCAGGTCGAGTACCTTTAGATATTGACTTAAACCCAGACGCGCCAAGTGACTTTTTATAAGGAGATAGATAAGGAGAAGCGGAAGTACGAGCGTAAGTATCAGCGTGAGTGCAGACGGATGCTTATGATGCAGATTCAGCCCGTGTTGGATTATCTCGAATCAACGGGCGATATGCAGAATCCCGACATGGCCGCGAACAAATTAAACTTTGATCGGACAAACGATTTTTATACTTCGCTATATTCGGACGTTGGTCAGCACTTCTCTGCAATGACCTACAACGAAATTATTAAGCGCAAGGACGTAAGCGAAACGGTTAAAGATAGTTGGCTTAATCAGATACTGCACTACATGAGATTCACCGCAGGGTATCGAATTACGTCCATAAACAAGACAAGCCGAAAGAGAGCGGTTGAATTGATTCGGAGGGCGTTGGTTCAAGCGGAGGAAGCAGGTTTGGGATTGATTGAAACGCGAAACAGTATCGTTAAGTATGTAGGCGAGACGTGGCGAAACGATGCGAGATACCGAGCGGAACGAATTGCAAGGACAGAGGTATTGACTGCATCGAATCGGGCGAGTTATATCGGAGCACAAGCGACTGGTTTGAAATTGAAGAAGAAGTGGATAGCAAGTACAGACGATAGAACAAGAACGAGCCATTTAGAAGTTGACCCAACGCCTATTGAAATGGACGAGCAGTTTGTTGTTGGGCGTAGCTTAATGATGATTCCAGGAGATGCAAGTGCAGATCCAGCAGAGGTAATCAACTGCCGATGCGTTGTAAGATACATAACAGACCTATGACATCAGCCGAGAAATTCTACCAACTACTATCAAAACGGCACGGAATCACACCGGACCAAGCCAAAGAAATTAGCATCGACCTACTCAAAGCAAGTTGCTTCAAAAAGAAAGCGGATAAACGGTTCATCGTGGAGGTGGAAGTGCCGAGACGAATCGAATTGGGTTACACCGTTACGGATAGTCTTGCGTACGTTTGCCGCGAGTTCGACATCGACTTCAATTTAGCCAAGTTTTGGCATTACCGAATGATGGGAATGGATCAATTCTGATTCTCGTAAAAGTAACACATACACGCGATGTCATACGTTGCGTTCTGAAAATATTCGACTTCGATTTGGAATTGAAGCGGACTGCCTTCGAACGGATTTTGTATTTCCATTTTCAGTATTCTTAACTATTCATCATGCAATATACGATATTTTCGTAACATGATGAAGTATAAAAACGTTTCACTTCCCGTTGAGGAAGTTAATATGGATAAGGGTATTGTCACCCTATACGCATCAGCGTTTAACAACATGGATTCAGACGGAGATGTGATCCGTCAGGGTGCATGGACAAAATCAATCAAGGAACGTGGTCCAGCATCGGGCAAACCCCGAATAAAGCACTTATGGATGCACGATATGATGAACCCGATTGGAATCCCTATGTCAATGGAGGAGGACGGTCAGGGTTTACTTATTCAGTCCAAAGTGAGCGACGTTCGAAACGGTGACTATCTGAAACTGTACCGTGACGGTGTAATTACAGAGCATTCGGTTGGATTCGAAGTGATTAAGACCGGAGAGAGCCGAAACGAAATCACAGAAGCGAAGTTGTGGGAATATTCGTCAGTCACTTGGGGTGCGAATGAGAACACTCCAGTAGTGGGAATGAAATCGGAATTCACGCAAAAGGACGCATCGGCACTTACAGAGCGTTTGGACAACCTAACCAAAGCACTTCGCAACGGAGATTACACGGACGAAACATTCCACCTGATTGAGAATCAACTCGATATAATCAAGAATCAAATTATATCACTCGCAAAAAGCGATGAGCCGGACAATTTCACTCAAAGCAATTACGAGCCGATTGACCTTATAGAAATTTGGAAATCAATTTAACAAAAATGGAAGATCAAATCAAAGAGCAGTTGAGCCATATCAAAAATGATCTCAACGCACAAATCGAAAAAGCTAACTCGCAAAGCGAAACGGCTGGAAAGGTAGCAGCTGAAACAAAGAGCGCAATCGACAACTTGTCGAAAGAGTTCATGGAAAAAGCAGGTGCAAACCAAGAACTTTTGGATTCACTTCAGTCTGACCTTAAGAAAATGAAGTCAGGTTTGCAAGGTGGATTTAGCAACGTGAAATCATTCGCAGAGAAATTGGCGGAAGATTCTTCGTTCAAAGCATTCGCTGCACGTCAGTCACGCAACACGAACCCAATCGAGTTGAAAGCGGCTGGAACAATGACTGAAGCGGCTTCATTGACAAACGGAACAAATGTATCGTTTATCGAGCCGACACGCAGAGCAGGTATCATCCCTGTAAAACGTGAGCAGTTGCACGTTCGTTCAGCATTCGGAACTATTCCAATGACTGGAAGCATCTACGCTTATGCACAAGAGACTGCAGTTGATGGAGCGCCTACTACTGTAACAGAAGGTAACGCAAAACCAGCATCGGACAATGACTTCGAAATGAAAGAAGCGCCAGCTCGTAAGATTGCGCACCACAAGCGTATCTCTGAGGAGTTGTTGAATGACGTTCCAGCATTGGCCGGATTCCTTAACACAGTAGGAGTTCAGGAACTTATGGACGTTGAAGATACTCAACTTTTGACTGGAAACGGTTCAGCACCGAATCTTACTGGATTGAATGATGGAGCATTGACTGACGCTAACTTCAGCGGAACAATCTTCGAAGATCGTTACGCAGCAGGTACTGCGACTTACTTTGATGCAATCATCGCAGCACACGGATTGATCGCAGCTGGTAAGCACAACGCTGACGTTATCATGATGAACCCATCTGACTTCTACTTCATGCAAGGGGAGAAAGATTCACAAGGTGAGTACCTTTACAAGATGTTGACATACGAAGGAAACATTCCTTTGTTCAACGGAATCCCAGTTGTAACAACAACCGCAGTGACTGCCGGAACGTTGGTAATGGGTGACAGTTCGGCTGCACAAATTGCACAACGCGAAGGAATCTCGGTTCGTTTGTACGACCAGGATCAAGACAACGCAGTTAAGAATTTGGTAACGGTTGTAGTTGAAGAGCGTTTAGCGTTCCCAATCTACTACCCTACTGCATTCTACTACGATACATTTGCCAACACTATCGCGGCAATCGAAAGCGCATCGTAACCGTTGCACTATTGGCTTGGTGGAGGGGGTTAGGTTATTATCTAACCCCTTTTTTTGTTTAATTAAAAGTGAAAAGATGAGAATCAAGAAAACAGTATCTTTGAACGGAGAGACGTACCGAGAAGGAACAGAACCCGTATTGCATCGCGAACTTCAAAACAAATTGAAGCAACTCGGAGCATTCGGTACAGTTCAAAAGAAGCGCAAACCAAAGCGCAAAACGAAAGAACAAAAGTTCGATGAAACTGGAGATAAATTATAGCGGAAGCATTACCGAACCCGTAACGTATCAGGAGGTGAAAGACTATTTGCGTTTGTCCAACGATTTGGAGCAGACGATGATAACCGAAATGATAACAGGGGCGAGGGAATTTGCCGAAGAATATTGCGGACGTGCATTCGTGGCGAAGACAGTCACACAATACGTTTCGGAATTGGAAAAAGAAGAGACGGAGTTTGACTTGGTGATTGGTCCAATTGATTCAATCACGAGCGTGGAGCGAATTGACGAGGAAGGTACGGCAACCGAGTTAACCCTAAACAGTTCGTATTGGTTGACTGGGAATAAATACAAAACGATTCGATTCGCACAGACGTTCAGTACGGGAGTAGTGACGGATAAGTCATACAAAGCCGTTTACACGACCGAAGCGGACTGCCCGACTATCATTAAACGTGCGATTATTGAAATCGCGGCAGAGATGTTCCAAAATAGGTCATACGCTCCGACAGAGTTCGATTTGTTAGGAAGTCAAATAAAGATGCTCGACAAGTATCGCAAAAAGATGTTTATATGATCAATCATTGGGTTGATAGAATAACGATACAACGCGCCACAGTCGGAACCGATGAAATCGGTGGGCAGTCAACCGTATGGAATGACGAACTAACCGTGTGGTGTGACGTAAAGGACGTGAAGGGCAACCAACGGGTTGAGATGGAGCAGATCGTAAACGGTCGGCCTTATGTGGTTGAGATGTATAAGGACGATTTCCCGACACTAACCGAAAACGATCGGATTCAGTACGGTGACGAGATATTGAATATCCATAGTATTGAAAGCAGTTCGCAAAAAAATAGATTTAAAATAATAGCAATAACAACAAGAAAATGAGAGGTAACGAAATTTATCAGGGTAACACGGCCGAGCAAGTTGACGTATCAGCAGCCGATTACGTTCCAAGTCCATTCCGTTCATTCATCGTTCGATGCACGGGCGGCACGGGTGTGATTAAAGTAAAGACAGTTGGCGGTGATGACTTCGAGTGGAGAGTATCGGCAGCAGGTCCAGACGTATTGCACGTCCCTTGCAACCGTA